GTGAACTTAGGCTCCTAGAAGCCACGATGCCTTTAGGCTCGTGGTAGTTCACTACCATTTGCATCAATAAATCCTTTTTGTTTTCCTGCTATTGAAATATCTTGACAACAAAAACCCCACGTCATCAAATCAAAATCTTCTAACTTTTCTATATCAACTTTGCTTATATCACCTAAATTCAGATTTTTATCTTAAATTATTAGTGTTAAAATGCAAATATAATAAAAAAGGAGCGGTTAGTATAGAAAAATTAAGAGTATTATCATTATTTAGTGGTATAGGAGCTTTTGAAAAAGCATTAAGTAGACAAAATATTCCTTATGAGTTAGTAAATTTCTGTGAAATTGATAAATATGCTATAAAAAGTTATTGTGCCATACATAATGTAGATAAAAATCTGAATTTAAACATAATTTTCACATTTTACATGTATTACTGTTTCTTTTCAACTGTAACAATAGTATCATTATGCCACCCACCATGAGGTACTAATAAAACTTCAATAATTTTGAAACCGTATTTTTCTCCAATCCCACCACTATTCCAACCACAGGTAATTACTATACCACCAGTTTTAACGATTCTCCCTATTTCTTTTTTGTGATTACTCCAATAACTCGCTTGAGTTGTTTGCATATTGACTGTTTTACCAAGATTCTTATAACATTCTGATACTTGCCTTGGGGAATATGGTGGGTCGTATAATACCATATCAACCGATTTATCTTCAAATATTTTAAAAAAATCTAATGCATCCATATGGTAGTCTGTATTATATTGAGTGTCTAAATCATTCGTAATTGTTGCTATCTTGCTATTATTAGCAAAAGCATCTATAATTGTTCCGCCTGTGTTATATTTTTCAATTAATTCTTTAATAGGTTTAATTGAAAAAGTATTTTTATTAGGCATTGCCCATACTCTATGTATTATCAACTTATCCTCCTATTTTTTATATTTTTATATTTTTATTTTATAAAATTAGTAAAAAAATATTTATTTGAATAAAAGCAACATTTCATGGTATTTTTGACCTCTGAAAGTATTGATATATAAGGGTTGTAGGGGTTAGTTTTAGCAAATATGATTTAATAATTTATATCACCCTTTCTTTTTATTATATTTTATATATATTAATTGTTTATAACATTTTCAATTCTTTTTTTAGCAATATCACAATAAGGTTCTTTTTCAGTATTCAATAATTCAATATCTAACCATTTTAAATTATATCCTTCTTCTTTATTTAATTCTTCTACAGCAACGGCGTGTGTTCCACTCCCTGCTGTAACATCAATTGTATATCCATCTTTAGGTGTAACTAACTTTATAAGCCATTTAATTAATTTTTTAGGCTTTACTGTAACGTGCTTATTGTCAGTACCCTTTTCTTTTTTAGTAGGTTTAGAACAATAATAAAATGGAGCAAAGTCTTCTTCTTCAAAATTAACACTTAAGAAATACCTTGATGCCCCACCTTCGTCTGAAAATCCACAACTATCACAATCGTTATATTTCCCATACTTTCTAGTATTAGATTCTGCATATATGCTTTGTTTATTATGTCTTATATTATTTGTAGACTTACTAATTCCACTTTGTTCATCTAATATTTTTCCCATAACATCATCTAATATTATATTTGCAGGGAATCTACCAATATGAGTATCACCTTCATAATCTTTTTTACTTTTATAATTTGACCATCCCAATGAAATACCATCACCATTTCTTACACCATTTGTTTTTATTTCATTTATACCAATTCTACAAGCATCAATATTCATAGCCCCACAATTCCATTTTTCAATATTATCACAATATGTACCTTCTAATGGCTTTTGAAACACCGTAATTATTTCTTTAGCAGGTTTTAAACCACTTGTTTTCCATCCATTCCACTGTTTTGCCAAATTTGTTACAGGTATATCCTTATCAATTCTCTTAACTCCTGCTTTCTTATCAAATAATTTACTTATATCTTGATTTTTGGGAAATCCACTACCATATATCCAGTCTATTTCTTCTACTATTTGAAACCCTGCATCCTCAAAAGCACATTTCATTCTGTGATTAGTCTTAGGATGACCAAATATTAATACATAACCTCCTGCCTTCATTACTCTATATAAAGGCTTTGCTCTTTCATAACACCAATTATAGAAATCACCTGTATTATCCCATTTACGTCCCATAAATTTTAAATCATAAGGAAAATCACTGATACAACTATCAATTGAATTATTTTCTATTTGTCTTAAAACATCAATATTGTTGCCTTGCTTTAATTCGCCATTTTTAGTTTTTAATATTGTTTTTATCTCTATAATTATCATCCTTTCACCATAATATTCAATTTTCATTGACTATTTAGACCTAAACTTAAATACAATTCATCAACAACATTCTTTTTATTTTGTAAGCATTTGTATATTTTTTCATCAATACTATTCTTCCCTTGTAATATTATATACGTACATTTATTCACTTGCCCTATTCTATGTATTCTATCTTGTGATTGCTTAAATTCTTCATAACTGAATGATAATGAGTAATATATATTATAGTTGCAATTTGTAAATGTAAGTCCCATTCCTAATAATTTAGGATGTGCAAATAATAATTTTATCTTATTGTTCTTAAAATCATCAATTATCTGCTCTCTATTCGCAGTCTTTGAGGTTAACCCAACTCCATTGAATTTTTCTGCAAGTCTTTCAATTTCATGTATAAATTGACACCATACTATAATTGGTTTATCTCCTATTTCGTCAATTACATTTTGTAATTCATCATCTTTTGATGTTTCAAAATCTATTATATTTTGTTCTTTATCTATTACAAATCCAGATAATATTTCTCTTAACTTCATCAATTTAGCTGTAAATTCAAATTTTGACCATGTATTGATATTATCTCTTATATCTTGAAGCATATTGTCATAAATTTTCCTTTGTTCTTCACCTAATTCAAATTGCCTTCTAATAAATACTTTTTCGGGCAAATCAACGCAATCTTCTTTTTTTAAAAATTTACTTTGTGCTCCTAGCCTACTAAAAAACCTTTCTTTGTCTTCATCTGTTTGATACCATCTATGAGGGTTTTTCATGTCTTGATGAAAATATCTTGCTAAAAATCCATAATAATTGTTACCAAAAATTTCAGGATTAACAAATTTCATTTGTGCAAATATTTCACTATTGTGGTTCGGCGTAGGACATCCACTCAAAACAAATCTATGAGGAATATATTCTGCTAATTTTAATAATGTTTGACTTATTTGGCTTGTATGATTTTTCATTTTACTACTTTCGTCAACAATTATGCAATCGAACTTTTTCTTTAATATTTCATTATATATTATTTTTAATCCTTCATAATTGATTGCATATATATCTGCATCTTGTTTTAATGCCTCAATTCTTTTCTTTTTATCTGTATTCCATAAAGATATTATTTTTTTATTAGGATAAAATTTATTACAATCTTCAATCCATGCACTTTCAATTATAGATAAAGGACATACTACTAATGTTTTATTATAGTGGTCTGATATTTCAATTCCCATTAGAGTTTTACCTGTGCCTGTATCAGAGAATATACCATAGCAATTTTCATTTAAAGCATTATTAACCATTTCTTTTTGATATTTTCTAAGGTGTGAAGATAAATCGAATTGCTTATATTGCTTTTTTATTGGTTTATAATCAGATTCAATTAAACCTAATTCTTGAAGTTTAGGAAGAGAGGATTCTGGAAAATACCAAAATCCATCCTTAAACTTCCTACCTTCAATAGCCCTTATATATGTTATTTTTTCTCTTGGTATGAATAGTTTAATCATTAAAACTAACCTGCTTTATTTTTGTAATTTCAGACTTCTTCATACCCAATGCTTGTAACTGTAATTCCATTTGCTTAATCTCTGCTCGTAAATCCTTCTTTTTGTTGTTTAATTCCTTTTTTTCTTCTGCTTTTTGTGCCTTTTCGTTTTTAATTTCTTCGGCTTTTGCTTTTTCATTTAAAAATCTCTCTGTCATTTTTTCAGTGGTATCTTTTAATTCAAAATCATCATCTGATAACTTACTAAATCTCTTTTCTATTGCAAGATTATAAAAATCTTCTCTTAATTCAATTCCTATTGCATTTCTATTGTTTTGTAGTGCAACATAATTTACAGTTCCACCACCTGCAAATGGGTCTAAAACAACATCATTAGGATATGTCCATAACTTTATACATCTTCTTACTAATTCTTCAGCAAAAGGTGTTGTATGACCTATACCTGAATTAGAAATATTCCATACTCCGTCTGCCCATTCTGCCCAATCATTAAGCGTAATATCGCTTCCTACTGCCTTTTCTGTTTCCCCTGCTTTTCTATATACATATACATAACCCCAATTTGCAGCCAACTGTGTATCTTTGTTTTTTAAATTTCTAAACCATAAAGCTCCGTCTGCAAGCATTGCTCTCTGTGCAGTATATTTTCTCCATATAGCTTCAGTCCATAATGAAAATCCTTTTTCTAAAAATATATCATTAATTCCGCCAACAATATTTTCCTTTCCTCTCTTACCATCTCTACCTAAAGTATAATTATAATCCTCGAACTGAATTATAAATTTCCCACCTGGCTTTAATACTCTATAACATTCTTCAACTACTAAGCCTAAAAGATAATAGTATTCTTCATAACTTTCACAATTTGATAAGTCAGCAGGGTCATTAGAATATACCCTTAAATTATAATATGGAGGTGATGTAATTACACAATCCACGCTTTCATTTGCTAACTTTGGTAATTCCTTTAAACAATCTCCATGAATCCACTTATTAATTAATTTTGCCATTAATAAATTCCTCCTTAAATTATGTATATTTATTATATTTTTATTAATTTAACATTTTCTTTATATCGAAATTCTTCCTGTACTTACTTTTATCCAACGTATAATGCTTATCCTTTACTTCATTATCATAAACCGTCACAACTTCCATATTATCAATATCCAGTACACAACACACGTTAATTCCGTTCTCATTTGTATTTCCCAGTATTCTATTATTACCTTTATAATGATATTCAACTATACTACCATTTTGGATGGCTCTGTTAATTTTTGATTGTTCCACTTGACTATTCCCCCATTTCCTTATATATTTGAATTGATGATATTTTTATTTG